ATCGCCGTCTTCAGTAATAACAGTACCTGAATAAATTTGATGTAACTTACCCATTAGTTTAACGCCAGTGTCAGCTAAAATAGCACCCTCCTCTAATTCCACTACATTATCTTTTCTTAATTGTTTAGCAATCTCATAAGTGTTTTCATCCAAATCCACATAAATAATTTGCTCTTCTATTTCAGTGACAAACCCACTATTCTTTTGTGACCATCGGATAAAATACTTGTCAATTACTGGTAATAGCTTATCCTTGTAGCATAACTTATAGTTATTGATTGAGCCATAACCATAATTAACCGATTGAACATTTACATAAATTTTTGCCCACTGATAAAAACTCATTCCGATAAATGGATTACCAGGACAAACATAAAGCTGATGAAATATCTGACTATAACTCTCCGGGTGCGGTGTACCTGATAATAAGATTTTAGGCACATCGTAAAATTTAATCCTTAACAGATTTACTCGTTGTGGAATTTTTGGGAATCCGCCCATAGTATGAGCCTCATCGCAAATTATCAAATCAAACTTATCCTTTACATTATGTAAATTTTCCCAATTAACAACAATTAATTTATACTGAAATCCAAAGTTTGCATAATCCGTTTCGATGCTTTTTATAGCTTTTTTTTTAGTCAGAAATAAAACGCTTTTACAACCTAATAATTCTGCAGTTTTTAATGCCATCAAAGTTTTACCTGTGCGCACCTCAGCAGCAATATAGCAAAATCCATATTCCTTAACTTTTTTTGATGCCTGGTTGGCTATGTCTATTTGATACCTTCTAAGTTCCATCTTACCATCATATTTTTAGTTACTGGTTCTTTCATTCTTTCAAGCTTACTATTAAAAAACTTACACGAACTTTCGAGTGCCTTGCTAAATCTATTCTTTGAATAGTCCTTTTCACTAAACTCACTTTGCGTTAAAAACTCACCATATAAGTTACTCAACTTAATAAACTCCTCCACTTTTCTATCAATAAACCATTCATAAAATTCAGATGTAAACTTATCACTTATTCTTTTCTGAATTGATGTCTCCGATTCTTTCATCTTTTTAAGGTCGTTACTTAAATAGAATTGAACCGCGCCAAGCATAAACGTGTAAAAAATATTCCACTTCGTTACATCCCAACCTATAAATAAATGCTCACCCAGGTAATCTACTGGTGTATTTTTATCGTTAAAGAAATTGCTAAACTCAAGTAAAAATTGTCGGCGGTTAGCAGCTTGAGATTCGTTGTCAATATTGTAATTTGTCGTGATCAAAAACTTGGGCGAATTTTCATAGTCAATAAATAACTCATCCTTATTTTTCTTTTCTACCGTCAAACCATCAGTAATTTTGCTAAACAAACTTTCAAAAGGCATATTTCTCTCAGTGTCCTGAAGTAAAATTATTTTAGTGTCAATAGTTACACGCTGGAAGGCAAAAGCTTTTGTCGGTTCAAATCCTTTACCATCAATAGTAACCGTCTTAACCATTTTGCTAACGGCTTTCGTTAGTAGTCCTTTGCCAGTTCCTCCACCCACTTTATTACTACTACTCTCCTCTCCAAAAATGATACAGTAAGGTTTCATCTCATCTTTGTAATCGTGGAGGAGGTAACCGATAATATTCATACAGTAATCAGCACGTTCAATATCATCATTGTTAATTTTCATTATGAATTTATAAAAGCTGTGATCAGCAAAATCATAATTTAAATCTAATTCGTGTTTAATAACGCTACTTTTCCAAACGACATAATTTTTAATATCATCATGCGTATAGTCAAGCAACTCTATCCCATTTGCAAAGCTTACACGCGCTACCCCATTGGTAAAAGGAAAGTAAGCAAAGTTTTTATCGCTCTTTAAAATTTTAACATTGGTATATTCCACAAACTCCATCTGAGCCTCAGAAAATAAAGTATTTGACCTTTGCTGGACAATCTCAAGCAAGTCCTCGCGCATAATACTATCAAACACATAACTTAAGCTCATTATGTAATCATAAATCGCATCTTTAATATCAGTAATCTTAACCTCTTCAATTAATCCTTTTTCAATTTTTACATATCTAAAAGTGTTATCAATTTTATATCGATAAATGTTCAGGTGATTACTGATAAATTGCGTAAACTTATGTAACTGAATTTTAATCGTTGGTTTTTTATCTTTATTCGGTATAACCTCCCAAAACTGCGCAATCTTTTTACCTTGGTTAGCTTCATAGTTATCAATTATCTCTGCGCAATCATTTATACTTAATCCATCCAGCTTCCTTAGTTCATCTACAATCTCATCCTTTTCGGCATTGTCAGCTTTCATCGAATGTATAACCGAGGCATACTTATGTTTAATTTGCTTTCGCACTCGACCATATCCAGCATTCAATAATTCCTTAAAGCATTTTGTCCAGTCATTATTACAGTTTAAAAGGCAATAAATAGCACTTTTGCTATATGCTTTTTCACTTTCAAATTGGGTTGAGGTACTAAAGCAATAAAACTTATTTAACTCTTTATGATATGTCCCGGATGTTTTGCTGGAAGTATCGCCAGGTCTTTTTAAATGGAAACGTGTCGAATTTTCTGAGACAATTGTCCAGCCGTGTTTAGTAAATTCCGTTAGTACATCACCGCGCAAGTTATAATCGTCAAATGGACTATCAATAAAACTACTATCGTCAACATCCTTAATTTTTTTAGGAATTACAACCTCACTTTCTATCACCTGGTTAAATGATCGTGCAAGTGTCAAAAGTAAATCGCGCTCATCAGCAGTAATAACTATTGCTTCGGTTCGTTCACTTATAAATTCATAACCTGGTGTTGGAGGCGCAAGGCAATATCCTTTTTCAGCTTTAATCTCAATTAGCACTTTTACCTTTTCGTGGGGGTTATGCTCAACTTCCTCATCCGTGCAATAACGATTAGCTAACTTGCAATTTTTAGAACACTCATCTTCTATCCGGTAAATTAAGTGATAACCGTTACTTGGTGTGCGTACAATTACCAGTTTGTCAATTAGGTTTAATGAATGATTTTTGATGCATTCGATGTAATTTTCGTAGAGATTGCCTGATAAGTCATACTTGCAGTCGATGTCTATCATTTCACGACCTCCGCTCACTTTACCACCAATTGTCGCTATACCTTCAGCATCCTGGAAGTAAACTTCCGCATCAGCAATAGTCATTAATTCACTTTGAAATTTGGTCCAACTTTTAATGGTCGGAACTTTAAGCTTGTTTACCGGTATAACGCTGATACCTTGTTGTAAATAAGCAATAGCTTTTTTAATCATAATGGTAGAATTAATTAATTAAAATTTAATTGGGGATAAAGTTTACAAAAATAACTCTACCATTTATGATAGTATTTTCTTATTTTAATTAATAAACATTTATCCCAAATGTAAAATTATATTAAAAAAATACAATAGCAAGTAAAATAGTAATAGAGTTATTAACAAGGTAAAAGAAGGATGAAAGTATGCTTTTCCTATTATACTCTCCTTTTTACACTTTTATACTAAAATAGGCATTTTTTAATAAATAATTAGTAGATATAGAAAAAGTGCCTTCTTTACCTCCCACTTATTGAAAATCAATTTATTAAGATAGTCATTTGCCTTCCCAAATGCCTTCCAAAAGCCTTCCGCAGCCTTCCAAAAATCCTAAAAATGCCAAATTTTAAAAATCTTTAGGAAAAATATGCCTTCCCGGAATTCAAATGCCTTCCGCTAAAAAAAGGTGCATTTTGTTAATAACATATAAAAAGAAACCCATCTTTTGGATGGGTAAATCATCATTTTCTCAATGATTGGGGGTAAAATAAAGGGCGCATGAAGCGCCCCCTAACAACAATAAATAACAAAAAAACCTAAGGAAATAAATTAGTAGGTGCTGAATTTGCAACAACTGGAACCGCATCAAAGGTTGAACTTAGCACTTCGATGTAGTCAGCATTACACTGGATGTCGGTCTTTTTTTCTCCAGTTTTAGTTGTCCATTCAGACAATTCAATTCTACCTGATACGGCAACTTTTGATCCTTTAGTTAATTTAGGCAAAAGGTCAATTGCTTTACCTTGCGGATAGAATTTAACACATTTAACCCAAGTAGTAACCCATTGTCCAGCTTTGTCTTTTTTGCTTGACGCTGACACGCTGAACGATAAGATTTGATACTCGGATGTGTTGTTAACGATGGCATCTTGACCTATCGTCCCAGTAACATTAGCTTGTAACATATTTCAAATAATTTCTTCAAAGTTAACCTATTGCATCGACAACTCCAAAATTCTATTCTTTTTATAAGCTATCATTTTAGTTACCGCATCGCGTGAAGCTTCAGTATTTGCAGTGCGTAACCTCAAATGCTTTGTTAACTCTTCGACTTCTTTTTTGAGTTTTTCGATTTTAATTTCTTTTTCCATAATTCTGTTAGATAAGTATCAATTAAACGATTTCTTTCTTGCAAGGTGTTTATTTCTTGCTGGTGCATATTGATCCTGATAGCATCGTGAAATTCGTGAATTGTGTAATCGTTATTAATTAAGATTTTTTCCCGATATGCATCCATTTTTTCCATGTGCATAAGTTGAGCTTCGAGGTTAGCCTCATACTCATTTTTAAGACGCAGTTCCGTCATATTCAAGTAGTATTAAATGGTTATCAATTTCAATAATTCTAAAGAAGTAAAATTCATCTTTGACAATAATGGTAATGTTAGAGTTACCCCAAATGGTCCATGCAATATCTCGCCAGGTAAGTTTAGCAAGTTCATCTCGTAATTGCATTACTAAGCTGTCGCGCTCTCTTTTAGACATCTCCTCGAAAGGAAACTCATTTAGTTTAAATATAAATTTCATCGTCAAACTTATTTATTTTCATTATTTCTTTTGCCATCTCTTCCAAGGTCTTTTTCGATACCATAGGTTTAAAGTAAAGTTCAAGTTCCAACTTTCTGCGTTTAACAAGTCCATTTGATTTGCGCCCAGCTGAGTTCACCCATTTTACCCAGTGCATTTTAATTGCTTCATCATTTGGATTAGCATTTAATACGGTCATCAATGTAGATTTGCGCAGCGCATTCCAACCTATGTTATAACATAAAGATATTAACGCATCATATTGATTTTGATTAATGTCAGCCGTTAAGAATGAATTTACCTGGTCCTCAAAAAGCTTCACCATATTTTTAAGCAATATAGTAGCCTCTTCTTTAGTTATACTTTCGTCATTCATTGTCACCTTTGTACCATCCAGGTAAAAAGTCGCGCCATAACCAATAGTCGGTACACCTGAAGTACACTTATATGGCTTTGGACAAAAGCCTTCAAAAAATTTAATTAGATTAATCCCGTTTTCGCTTATTCTCATAAAATTCAAGTATTAGTGATATTATAATTCCTATTCCCATTAGTGGCATTATGTATAGTGCCATTTTAATTAGTGTTTCCATTTTGAAAGTTATAAATTAGCATTAGCCATTGTTGGCTATCGATGCCGTAATTTCTTAAATAATAATTAACCGGTAGTGCGCTGGTGTTTGCAATGCCATAATATGGATTCCAAAAAATATAATTAGGACGGTAAGCAAAATAACACCACTGGAAGTTATAAAGTTTAGCAGCGTTAATTACATCCTGGACATATGCTCCACTATTTTTTGCCCATCTAACCGCGTTAAACTCACCCAAAAAGATAGGATAGCCATATTTCTTACTCCACTCCGAAACCACCTTAAATCGCTTTAAAATAGTGTCTGCGTTAAAATTTTCATTCGGGTATAAAACTCCTTTCGGTCTATTATCCAAACCTTGGTGCGTATATGTGAAAGGTAAGTACATATGGAAGTTATACATTAGCTTATCATCAATTATTTTAAACGGCACAAATTTGCCATAATTGGTAGGCATTCCCCACGGACCAGGTGTAAGGATGAAATAAGCATTTTGATCACGTTGCCTAACTACTTCTAAAGCTTTAATGTAAAACTCTTCCAAACGTGGAGGAGTTATAACACGACCACTATCAATTAGCACCGGTTCACCAATAAATTCATATGCATAAACTTTATTAGCAAACTTCTCTACTACCTTACTTACATTATAGTAAGCATTATTTAAATTTTCATCCGTCCAAAAAGCTGGTAATTCATCTGAAAGTTCAGGTGTAAGTAGTACCTCATTAAATGCTATCACGGGTAAAATTCCCACTTTATTACACTCGTCCACTATTCTTAGCGCCCATCCCAATTCCAAATTAAATGCTAATTTAGGAGTTACATTATATTTTTGAGCGCGATAAATAGGCTTTAGTTGGATGCGTAAAGTTTGGACATTGCATTTTTTTAAATAAGCGACATCCATATGCGATGCACCGTTACCTGATTGAATAGATACACCTTGACTAAATGCGTCAACCATTAAAAGTAAAAAAGTAATTAGTGTTAAAATAAATAACCAGGAATCAAATTTCTTTTCTTTTTTAGTTATTGGTAGAGCATATAAGCGCAAGTCATTACATTGGCAAGTTGCTGGAAAGTGGAACTCACATTCTTTCGCATATTGAAAGTTAACCTCTTCATCAATTTCAAATGTCGCGTTGCGATAAAATGGATGAATTGGTAATTCCTGGTAAAGGTGCTGACCAAGTTCAGTTTGATATTCGTAGTGAACTATAAATTCACCGTTGCTATATTGAATAATGTTACCTTTCATATTTTTCTTTTACATAATCTACACCACTTTTAAGCGGTTGTTTAGTGTATGCATTTGCATATTCATAACCTTGCACAGCGCCATGATTATAGGCATCAATTAAAGCTTTCTCTTCCTCCATCAGCATCTCCCAATCGTTTAATTGTACCCAATTATAAAAATCAAAATGATCTAACTCTTTATGCTTTTCGCGAATTAATTTTAATAAGCTCATTTTACACCTCCTTTTAATTTTTCAATAATACCTTGTAAGTAAAGGATGCCATCTACTAATTCTTTTTTGTCGGCATATGGTGTAATATCGCGGTAATTTTCAGAATAGTAGGCATTAAATTTAACTGTTGCATCATTAACATTCTCGCGTCTTTTTGTAACAAACTTGTTTACCGGGATGTCATTTTTAAAATTGTAATCGTTAAACACTACTTTAGGCAATAGTGTTACAAGCTGGTTACATTGGTTGAGATAAATGGTAGTTAAAGATAACTTACCGGTAGCTGTTAGTTGCTCTTTAGTGTATAAAGAGTCCTGGGCATAAGCCACGTTACTTAAAAGTAACAATAATAATAGTTTTTTCATTTTTTTAAGATTAGTGTTAGTGACCAGTGAGAGGTTCGAACTCTCATCCCCATATTTTCCACGCTTCGATTAGCCTTTAGTTAATCTTAGACATATGGTTGTTACCCGTGGCGGTATTCATTCCCGCTTACACCAACTGGTCGAAAAAACCGAATAGTTCAATTAGATGTCCGATGGTTTCGGACTACTATCTTTATTCAAAGCTTCAATTAAAGCATCAGCCATTTCAACTGATATTTTTGCATAATCTTCAGCAGTAAATCCTGAATTTTCGTTATTATCCGCCCAGTGACTACTAATTATCATAGCGGCAAAATATTCACGTTTAGTTAGACCTGTTATTTCATTAAACGCTGCATTGTTTGGATAGGTTTTCATTTTTTCTTAGGATTTAATATTTTTAAAATTAGATAAGTAATTATACCTGATAATATTGCGATGTAAATTTTCATTTATAAATGCTTGTCTTTCCAAGCTGTCAGGATTTTTTATCTATGCAGTGCTTCTCCTTGCACTATTTCAGTTGGTTACAAATTGTAACGGTTTGCTTAGGCATCTTGACCTCCTTTAGTAATATCATTAACTTTTTTCCAAAAATTAACACTTTTCTTTAATGAATAATATTCATCATAAGTCATACTTTCCTCATTGTAACGCGACATAATATGGTCATAAATCTCAAGGTCTAAACTCCATTTGTCTTGAGTTATCCAACCGGTGCGGAATGCCTGAGATATATGCTCAATCTCTAAGCTTTGCATTTTAGTAATTTCAGCAATCAATTGCTCTTTTGATAAATCCTGGTTTACCAGGTCAATCAGTTGTTTAGTCAGTAGCTTCATAATTTTTTTTTGTAAAAGTAATTCAATATATACAAAATGACAACTATTTTTTAACTTTTTTTATTTCGGGTTTAGTCGAGATATAAAATTTACAGTTGCCATCCTTATAAGGAGGATAGGTTAGATAACACTGGATATCCTCAGCTTTAATAGTAAACCTTGCGCATTGGTGTTTAATTGGGCATTCGATGCCGTCACATTTAGTCATTTGTAAACTTGTTTAATAATGTCAATTGCTTTCTCGATGCCTATGCATTCCTTAAACTGACCATTTTTTTTAAGCTGGTTAAACTCATTTACAAGAAGTGATAGTGTCATTGCTAACTTTTCTTTTTCAGTTTTTTTTAATGCCATTGCCAGTTTGGGGGAGTTAATGTACGAGTTTGAGTTTTAGATATTGATGCTAAAATATCAATTTTTGTCGGCACTCCATTATACCTACGAACTTGCAAGAATTTAATTAATAGGTCGATGTTAATTTTTTTCATTTTCAAGTAGATTAGAGTTTAGAAATTCAGTTTCATAGTTAGTCCTACGCACACCATCCGTTGCGCGGATGTAATCCACTTCAACTTTAGCTGTGTTAATGATAGCCTGGCTAACATCTACAATTGCTTTTGCTTTTTCGATAGTCATCGAATTTTGCTCTTCATCTTTTAGCATTTCAATTACTTCAAATAAATGATTTCTTAAGTCGTTAATTTTGTTCCTTGCCATTGATTGTTTTTTTAAGTTTAGTTAATGTTTTTATTGTTTGTCTGATTTCATTAGGATAGCGCTGGATGGAATTGCGTTGCATATTTTCGCGCCTGGTAATTAGTTCCAAATTTTCAAGTTTGCAGTTTAAAGTATTGCGGTCCTTAAAAACTACTATGTAACCTTTTGGAATTTCGCCGTGGACATCTATCCATAGTTTATGGTGATATGGCATCCATTTAGCCTTGCTGATCCGGTAATAATAATATGATATACCAGTTTTATCGCGCCTCAAAGTAACCGCCCCATCGGATAAAGTATTATGAGGTAGATTACCTTTTTTAAAAGTTGTCTTTTGGATTTTCTCAATTACCTCTTTATCCAGGTAGTCACTTATTTTTTTACCTTTATTAAATGGTACATTGCCTTTTTCGTACCGGTGTTTAGCTCCGTGGTGTATCATTCGACCTCTACCTGATAGCTTCCAGTTGTCAAGATATTCTTGCGATTTTTTAACATTATGGTAGTGTGTTAAATTATATATTTTGGTTATCGATACATTGTACTTTTTGACAATCTCTTTAGTGTCCATATGTGGATAAACCGCTAATATTTCTTTTTTAATACTTTCTTTCATAATCTAAATAAAATTGCACTCCGTTTAAACTACACGCTGAATGGTTTGTTGTGTCGTAGGTATGATAACACATTGCTTTTTCAGTTACTGACGCCTCTCTTCCCCATATAAATCCGCTATCTAATAAATACTGGAACTCATCAATCGGAAACTCATCATTCATATAGAATATTACGCCGTTCCATAGGATTTCTCTAAACTCGTTACAAGCTGAATAAAGCACTACATAATTATACCTCACTAATTTCATCCTTCTAAATTAAGCCATTCCTTCAATTCTTGCTCAATTATTTGGGAAAAAGAATGGTGTTGGGTATCAATTTTTAGGTTTCTTTTAGCGCATTTGTCCAAGTAATTTTGTAGACAGTCATTTAACAAGTCGGACATTGTGTAACCTTCTAACCCGGCTAACATTTGGTATGCCTGAAGTTTTAGAATTGGGTCTATTTTGATATAACATACGATATTATTTAAGTTGCACTCTTTACCGATTTTAGCAAATACCTTATTGACTACTTCAAAATCGTATCGGAATGATGTACCTGGTTGGATGCTGTTTAAACTTCTATTTCTCATTTTTTAATTGTTTGTTTAAATATTAATTGAAGTTCAAATTTGCTTACGCGTCTATCACCATAGACAAACATTCCATCGATTTGCTTAATAGTGCCTTTTTGTAGATGGTCGGCTAACCAGCGCTCAAATGCGCCTTCTAATTCGATAATCATAATTTCTCTTTGAATATACCAAAGCGCTTTTTTAAGGTCCTCGGTTGGGTTAAATTTCTTTTTATATCTACCTAAATATTTAATGGCGTTACCTATGTTAAAGTTACATTCCCAAGCTTCAATCACTTTTATAACTTCATATGGTTGGTCACCGCCATAATGATCAGGATTCGTAACCATACTTTTCGCTGATATATTTTCGGCACTCTTCAATTTTAAGTTTAAGTTTCTCGATGTCATCGTCATTTCTATCAATTGTAATTGTATGAATTTTCTCTTCGTAGGGCAAGTCATTATAAGATGCGTTTTTAATAATATTTTGCTCGGCTAATTTAAACTCATCTTCTGACATATACTTAAATGTCAACTTACGAATTTCATCGTCTACTAACTTTTGCGGTGTATTGATAAGACAATAGGCAAGATGCGCAACTTTTGCTCCAGTAAGCCACATATAACCTTGTAATTGCCAATAGTACATCTTATTTAATTTCTCTTCTTTGGAGGCAAAAAATGTGAATATATCCCAGGATGATTTTATATCGATAATAGTAATAGCATTCTCAATTGTATCACCTTCGTATGTGTCCGGTGTGCCTATCACCCAATCATTCCAAAGAAGCTTCTCATTCTTGTTATAAAGCTTACGCGTAACAATTGATAGTAGCGTTAAACTTTCCTCCTCCACTTCCGTGCCTTTTGTCATATATTTACTTTCTACAAACTTTGAGCGCTTATATTTTTCAAAAATGTACTTTTCGCGCAAGTAAGTTTTAGTAGTTTCGGATAAAGTTTCCGATTTTAACTTAGGCTCGACCATAAGGTTACCTAATGCTGAACATCTGAATTTCATTTTTCTAACTCCTTTAGTTTATTGTTAAAGTCATCCTGGAGGGCAACCGGTATAATTTCTTTAATAGACATTAGGTCATCCACTTTTTTGCTGGTATTAATCAGCGCTAACACTCTTTGCTCTTTTGCGTCAATTACTGATTTATCAGGTGTATAAGCAACCGTATCTTTTCGGTTAAGGTTAGCACCAAACAAGTTACCAAAGTGATCACACGCGTCTTTAATTGCGATTGTTTTAGCTATTGGGAAAGCCATCGACAAAGCACCGTTATTAATGTTAGCCAAGTCCGCAGCTGATGCACCTTGTTTAGTTTGCAATTGTTGAGCACCTATACCATCATGATAACACATCTCGTTAGTAATTGGGTTAAGATAGTGAACGCGGACAACTACATACACACCATTAAACGAAGTGCCTTCGCGTAATACTTCAATCTTATATTGCTTAAAAACTCTTCTTAGCAAATACTCGATTTTGTCAATCGGCAGATAGTTGTAATCCTTAATGTAAGGATGCTTTTTTACCCAGGTAGCTGGAGGTGCTTGGTTTAATAGCAAATTAAGTTGCTCATTTTTGTATGCCTCTTCAAGATTGTCATTGAATAGTTCGGCAATTGTAGGTAGTTTAGACATAATTTTTTAATTCTATTTTATATTTTTCTAACCAATGTGATGCTGATGGGTTTAATTCACACGCTCTAATAAGCGCATCTAAATGTAATAATGCAGTGTCTTTATCACCTGATTTAAGAGCTTTTTTGTAATAATATTCGATGTGACCTACCAAGTGCGCCGCCATCAAATTAGCGTTTAGTTCATTTGTTTGCATATTTCTTTGCTACATTATAAAGTGAAATAACTACTATGATTAAAATAATCATTGATGTATAAGATGGTGAGATGAACTCAGCATATTCTAATTCCGTCATTAGTAACATACTTCCTCCTCTACAAATAAAGTGTAACCATTGTCAGGTTGTTGTTCAAAAAACTCGGTAGCAATTTTAAGCTTACCATTTTCATCTTGTAAAAATCCATCTCGCCAGTTACGAGTGATAAATTCTGAACTCTCCCAGTTTGAGTGAGTGATTTTTGCTCCTTGTCTAACAAGTGCAATAGCTTCTGATTTTGTGAATGTTGTCATGTTGTTGTTATTTATGTCAGCAAATATATATACTAACTTAATACAATCAGCAAAATATTTTAAATAAATTGCTAACTAATTGAAAAACAGCAACAAAATTTATATAAACTACTTGTAAAGTTCAGCAAATTCGACTATTGTCGATGCTCCGCTATCATTGCAGTTAACCCCATTGTACATGGTCAAAATGTAAAAAACACTATCATTCGTGTAATTATAAACTTTTACCTGGTTATATTCACTCTCTTCATAAAATCCACCTTCATTATCATTCACTAATACTTTTGCATACCTACTATATGAATGACCTATTTTAGGTGTTAACCAATAATTAGTTAATTGCACTGCTAAAATTCGCATTAATAACACTGCAATTAGCACCAATAAAACACTAACAACATACACTCTTTTCTCTTTGATCATAGTAGCTCAGACATTTAGGACATAGCGCCCATATTTCATGGTTATTTACCGTTGTACTTCCACATATAGTGGTTAATGAAAATTCCAGCAACTGCGGCAAAGGCTGCTGTTTGGTAAAAACGAAGGTGTGATTTTTTCTTGTTAAGGTCATTTTTTAACTTATCAATATTGCCAAGCAATTCCGTTTCGCCAACTTCATACTGCGTTACCATTTGTCGCAAATCTTTTATTGTACCTTGTTGAGCATTTATCAAAGTTTGCTGACCTGATATGTAATTATCTTTCATGCGTAGGTTACTATCCAACAAATTCAACGCTTGTTTGTCGGCATCATAACGAATTAAATCCTGCACCATATACTGGACCAATTTTTTATTCATTACTACTACACTATCGGATGCTGTCTTTGTA